GGTAATTCGCGCCGCGTGATTTAGCTAGGGCGTGGCTTTTCAGCATAGTGAAATCGAAAAAGAATCTCAGGGACGACATGCCGATGACTGCTGCTTTCATAGACAGCCTGCGGGAAGCTTTCGGGGTGCCGATGATCAACGACTCGATCAAAGGGGGGATGGCCGGCGATGGCTCGTTCTACGCCAAGGAAAACGGCCTCGAGATCGGCAGCCGGCCGCGCGATATCCCAGGGGCTGCGATCAATGCCAACGACCTGGCGTCATCCTTTGTCCGGAAGCCAAAAAAATGAAAATCAGCGTCGAAATAAAGGGGATTGAAGCCGTCAAGGCACACCTGAGCGGTATGGGAAAACAGGTCGCATTCGCGGCCAGCAAGGCGCTCAATGCCACCGCCAAGAAGGTGGCCGACGCCATGCCGAACGAGATCGAGAAAGCCCTTGACCGCCCGACGCCATTTACGAAGCGCGGCGTCCGCGTCCTGCGCTACGCCAACAAAGCCAACCTGGAAGCGACGGTCGGTTTCATGGCCGCGCAGGCGAAATACATGGCGCTGCAGATCGAAGGTGGCACACGCCAGCCGGGCAAGGCAGGCCTCAAGTTGCCGGCCGCGATCAAACTCAACGAATTCGGAAACATCCCGCGCGGCATCATTGCCCAGCTCGTCGCTGTGGCGCGCAAAGAGCAGGGCCTGAAGAAGGCGACAAGCCGCAAGGTCAAGGTCAGCGCCAAGCTCGACCTGTTCTACGGCGATCCGAAAGATATGGCCGGAAAGAAGTGGCCACGCGGCATCTACAAGATCGCCAACGGCGCGCTGATTCCGCTGATCATCTTCCCGCAAGTCGCCGCCCACTACAAAAAGCGTTTCGACTTCCCCGCCAAGGCGCGCGCCATCGTCGAGCGCGAATGGCCGAGACAGTTCGACGCGGCCCTGGCCGAAGCGCTGAGGACGGCGCGATGAGTTACATCAACTACGACGACATCGTCGACCAGCTGCTGGCCGGTGGCCTGCGGGTCGATACCGTCAAGGCCTCGAAGGGCGGCGTCACCGTTGGCCAGCTGGTTGTCGATTCAACCTCGCCGGTCCGCTGCGAGACGGAGGACAGCAAGGAGAAGCGCGGCTGGTACTGGATCAGCGCCATTCAGTTGCCAGATGCCGAGGGCCGGCTTGAGGATTACCTGATCGGCAGCTACGGCATCTACCACGCCAACGACAACGGCAAGCAGAATCTCAAGCTCAAGCGCGATGGCCGGCCGTCGCTGACTTCCGCCGAGAAGGACGCCATGCGCGCCCGGCTCGACGCCCAGGCCAAGCGCGCCAAGCTGCTGCGTGCCGCCGAGGCCAAGAAGGCCGCCGACGAAGCCGACCGCTGCTGGCGAAAATATCAGGCCACATCGCCGGTCGAATCCGACTACCTCAAGCGCAAGGGCGTCAAGGCCTACGGCCTGCGCTACTCGCCGTCCGGCAACGGCACCGTCGCCGTGCCCATGATGCGCGACGGCCGCATCGTCGGCCTGCAGATCATTCGCGGTAAGGACCGGGGCAACAAGCTGGAAAAGCAATACTGGCCGTCCGGCATGGACAAGGTCGGCGCCTACCACCTGATCGGCGGCATCCCGCGCGGCCTGGTGCTGGTCGCCGAAGGTTACGCCACCGCCGCCACCCTGCACGAAGCCACCGACCTGCCAGTCGCCGTCGCCTTCGATGCCGGCTCGATCATGCCCGTCGTCGCCGCCCTGGCGCAAAAGTACCGGACCAGCAAGATCCTGATCTGCGCCGACGACGACTACCTGACCCCGGGCAATCCCGGCTGCGAAGCCGCCCGCCTGGCCGCCACCGCGCACGGCGCGGCCTGGTGCAAGCCCGAATTCGCCGAAGAACGCAGCACGACCAAGAAAGGCCCCACCGATTTCAACGACCTGCTTTTCGAAGATGGCGATGGTGCTGTACGAGAACAGATTTTTTCCACCCTGGAAAAGCTCGGCTGGCCGATTCCGCGGGCGCGGGAAGTTGCGTCAAAGGGGGGTGGGGATGCGCTTCCAAAGGCTGTTTCGGTCATGGATATGCTCGATGCGATTGAGCGATTTATTCCCATCGACGACGACAAAGGGAAAACGCTCTTCGATACCTGGACGCGAAAGTTGGTCCTTAAGGAAAAGATGCAGGGGCTGCTCGCGGCCGGGGTGCGCTGGGATGACGTAAAGCGCCAGCCGGAATGGATTGAACGGGGCGCCTATTACGTGCATCAAGTGGGTTTCGACCCGACTGGTAAAGATGAAAACGTCGCCCTAAATACCTGGCGGGGCTGGCCGATGCAGCCTAAACCCGGAAGCTGCGAAAAGCTGCTACAGCTGATCAGCTACCTGTGTAGCGGCGAAAAGAATCCCGAGGTCTTCCACTGGCTCATCCGCTGGATGGCGTACCCACTACAGCACCCGGGCGCCAAGATGCACTCGGCAGTAATCATGCACGGCCCCCAAGGGACTGGGAAAAGCATGGTATTCAAGGCGCTGGCCAGAATCTACGGCTACAAGCGCGCCGACCGAAATTACGCTGTTGTACTCAATCAGCGCGGCGTCGAGGACAAATTCAACTCTGATTGGGCGGATTCCAAACTATTCATCCTGGCGGAGGAGATAGTGACCCGCGCCGAAATGTGGCACATCAAAAACGAGCTAAAAGAACTCGTCACTGGCGAGCGGGTTCGGATCAATCCGAAAGGGCTGGATGCCTACTATCAGACCAACCAGCTCAACATCGTCTATCTGTCCAATGAGAACCAGCCGCTGCCAATTGAAAACGATGATCGTCGTCACTGCGTCATCTGGACGCCGCCCGAACTCGACAAGACCATCTACGCCGACATCCTCGATGAAATGGAGGCGGGCGGCGTCGAAGCCTTCTACGAATACCTGCTGAATATTGACCTCGGAAAATTTGGCGTCGGCACGCGTCCGCCCATGACGGACTCCAAGATGAAGCTGATCGAAATGTCGCTTCCTTCCGAAACGCGCTACGTCAACGACTACCTCTCCGGCGAAATCGGGAAGCCGATCGTGCCCTGCCTGTCGTCCGATTTTTACGCCGCCTATATTGACTGGTGCAAACGCAACGGCGAACGCAATCCCAGGCCGGCGCATCACTTCTGGGGCACCGTAGAGCGCCTGCCGGGCTGGAAAAAATACAAGCAGCGGGTCTATGAGACGCTGCACTTCGTCGGAAAAACCAAGCCCATGAATATCGTCGTTCCTCCAGTGGAGGCCATGCAACTCGCCGGAACGGCGCAGCCGGATGGCGTGCCAACCGACGAATGGGTGACGCAGGGCTACATAGAATTTGCCAACGGCAACAAGGAAAGTTCGCAATGGGCCGCCTGATTGCCGCCTGTTCCGCCTTCGTTCCGCCTCTGTTCCGGCTATCCGGAACAGCCGAAAGCATTGGTACGACAGGCTTGTTCCGGCGTTCCGGGCGAAATTGTCCGAACGCGCACGTATGCACGCACGATCGCATTTTTTTATTGCCTTCTCTCATTATTATTTTCTTACGTGTACAGGTAAAGAAATTAGGCGGAACGCCGGAACAGGCCTGTATTAATGCGGGTCTTCGCCGTTCCGGCTATCCGGAACAACGCCGGAACAACATTTTTTGCCGGAACAACCGGAAAAACGGGGAGTGACATGGGAAATCATCTGCGGGAATTGATGGAATGTATCGACCAAATGGATGTGACAGCATCAGCAAGCCTCACCGACCAATATGTTGATGCGGCACTTTCATGGTTCCGGTTGCGCGCCAGTGAAGCGATGTGTTTTGAGGCCGGCGATCCAAACGATCAAGCGGGAATGAAAATAATCGGCGAGTTGGTGCGACTGCCTTACCCAACCTGCTGGATCGAACTGCATCGCCGGCTTGACGAAGGGACCATCATCGTCGGCGGATTGCTGATCGAACGCGACGGTGCGCTCGAAGGGCAGGTATGGACGAAGAGTGACGGACGATGGGGGTACACCATGTTCTTTCGTTCAGTCGCTGGCGAAAACCAATCGAAAATATCGGGAATTAACCAAGCAGATGCCGAGATCGCAGCAACGATCATTGGATCGTTCCGCCTTTTTCTGTCGGCACTCAACTGCACCAACGTCCGTCGCGTCGAACATGCGCCGGATGCCAAGCTTCAAAAGGCGCGTGCCAAGCGCGGAAAACAGCCGTTGTTCTCCTACTGGACGCTTGAGCTAGACCTGTCGCGTGCGGAAAGCAGCGAATCGCTGGGCGGAACGCACGCGTCTCCACGGCTCCATCTTCGGCGCGGTCACCCACGCCAGTACGCCCCTGGTAAATGGACATGGGTGCAACCCTGTGCCGTGGGAAACAAGCACCTGGGCTTGATCCATAAGGACTACAAAGGGCCGATCAATGACTGACACCGCCGCCCTCCTGGGCAAAAAAGAATTCGCCGACCTGCTCGGCCTGGTGCCGTCCTACGTCACCGCGCTGATCAAGGCCGGCCGCGTCGTGCTTGATGGGGAAGGGCGCGGCGCCAAGGTCAAGGTCGCCGAATCGCTGGCGCTGATCGAATCGACCAGCGCCGGCCGCTTCGATGTCGCCCGCCGCCATGCCGCCGCGCGCCGTGGCAACGCGAACGGGGTGGCGGATAGTGGAATGCTACGGTCAACCGGAAAAAACGCCCCAAATCGCGATTCTGAAAGCCGGATGGATGAAACGACAACCGCCTATGTGAAGGCACGCGCCGAAATAAGTGCGGCAGCAGAAAGCGAAAGCGTTGTCGACAAGGTGGGCAATAGTTACCAGGCCGCCCGTGCGGTCCGGGAAAAATACGCCGCCCTGACCGCCAAAGCCGAATACGAAACGCTGGCTCGAAAACTAATCGAAAAAGAGGCCGTCGATGCCGCCATGCGTTTCATCGGCGCCGCCGTCCGCGCCGCGCTGGAAGTATTCCCCGACCAGACGGCGCCACTCGTCTGTGCCGTTTCCGACCTGAACGAAACCCACAACATTCTCACCGAGGCCTGCCGCAACGTGCTTGTGGATATTGGGCAGGCGGTAGATCGGCAGCGTGAATTAATCCTGAAACCCGGCAAATAACCCTTGCATTATACGTGCATTGAACGTTTAATTAAATCAATGGGAGGCGCATCGCAACCCTAATAACCGGAGAAGATCATGATTAAAGTCATCGCTCAAAACGCTTTTGAAACCGTCGAAACAAGAGATGAAGCCATGGAAACCGCAAAGATTTTTGAACAAAACGGCTACGGCGTCGCCAAGTTTGAAATTCTTGACGACGATGGCGTGTGGGTCGAAGTTGCTGAAAATGACCTCTAACCCAACCCCTTCAGAAATCCGGCAGGCCCGCGAGCTTGCCGGGCTTTCCCAAACCGCCGCCGCTGAGCTTGTGCATAGCACCTGCCGTTCCTGGCAGCAGTGGGAAGCTAAAGTCGGAACAGGCACGCATCGGAAAATGCACCTGGCCTTTTGGGAATTGTTTTTGATAAAACTCAAGAAACGGAAAACGAAATGACTGACTTGTTCGAAGACGAGTTATCGGCCGCGCAAGCCGAACTTTCCATGGCCTCGGAAGAGAAAAAAGCCGTCGCCATCACGGTCCGTAAAAACAAAACCATCATGCGCCGCGCCAATAGCGAAACGCATCTCGAAGAGATCATGCCGACCGTCGAAATGGGCAACAGCTACCACATCATTTCTCGCGGCGACGTGGATTCGATGACCTACCTAGTCCATCTGCTGAAAAACGGCGGCCCCATCGAAACGCTGACGCTCTCGACATGGTGCATGGCCATGCCCGATATCAACGAAATCAATCTCGCCCTCGAAAGCGGCATGATTGGCCAATGCCATCTGTGCCTTGGAGAAATATTCCCGAACCAATACCCGGACGAATACCTCCGGGTCCGCGAAATTGAAGCGACTGGCCGTCTTCGCGTCACGGTGGCGCGAAATCACAGCAAAATCATGCTGGGCGCTAATAAAACAACTGGCTGGCACTTTGTCATTGAGTCCAGCGCCAACGCCAATACCAACCCTCGCATCGAGCAGACCGCCATCCACATGAGCCGCGATCTGCACGATTTCTACAGCGAGTTTTTCAGCGACCTGAAAGACATCGATAAAAAGGCAAAAATCGCCACTGCCCCGGTCGACGCCAAACAATGAGCGAAAACCTGGCCCACTGTCTCGACGTTTTCTGGTGCGCCGCGCAACCGCGCCGCGCGCTGTCCGTCTCCCAATGGGCCGACGAACATCGCGAGCTGTCCGGCAAGCAGGCGGGCGAGCGGGGCCGCTGGCGCACTTCGCGCAACCCGATCCTGCGCGAGATCATGGATGCCATGTCGGCGACCAGCCGCGTCACCGACATCTGGGTCATGAAATCCTCGCAGGTCGGCGTCACCGAGGCGACCGTCAATTTCCTCGGCTACACCATGCATCACGCCCCGGCGCCGGTCATGGTGCTGATGCCGACGCTGGACAGCCGCGACGCCTGGAAGGCGCAGAAGCTCAACCCGCTGATCCAGGACCCGGGCGTCGTCTGCGATCTGCTCGGCGGCCAGCGCTCGCGCGATGCGGCCAACTCCAAGGACATGATCGACTTCCCCGGTGGCGTGCTCTTCCTGGCCGGCGGCAACTCGCCGAACAGCTACGCCCAACGCTCGGTGCGCTATCTGGTCATGGACGACCTCGACCGCTTCCCACCCGAAGTCGGCGCCGAAGGCGACCCGGTCGCGCTGGCCAAGGGCCGCACCAAGGCCTTCGCCCGGGCCAAGCGGATCTTCATCAGCACGCCGACGGTCAAGGGCGAATCGATGATCGAGCGCGGCTATGCCGAGTCCGACCAGCGCCGCTACCACGTCGCCTGTCCGCACTGCGGCCAGTACCAGCCGCTGGAATGGGGCGGCCCGGATGCCGCGCACGGCATCAAGTGGCGCGCCAGCGAGGCCGGCGTCGAGGCCTGGTACGTCTGCGCCCACTGCGCCGCCGAAATCTACGAGCACCACAAGCCGGCGATGCTGGCCGGCGGCCGCTGGATCGCCGCCTATCCCGAGCGCGCCACGCGCGGCTACCACATCAGCGCCCTCTACGCGCCCATCGGCCTCGGCCCCTCGTGGCGCGATCTGGTCGAGGAATGGAAATCCGCCGTCAAGTCGCCCGGCACCCTGCGCACCTTCGTCAATGCCCACCTCGGCGAATGCTGGGAAGAGCAGGGCGACCAGGTCGAGCCGGTCGGCCTGCTCGCCCGGCTGGAAGACTACGACGAAAAGGCCAGGAGCCTCGCTCGCACGGCCGGCGTCGACGTGCAGAAAGACCGCCTCGAAGTCTCGGTCGTCGATTGGGATGCCGGCGAAGAAGCCTGGCTGATGGATCACCTCATCGTCCCCGGCGACACCGCCCAGCCAGACGTGTGGAAGCGCCTCGACGAAGAACTGGCGCACTGGGCGCCGGAGTGCGTCGCCGTCGACTCCGGCTACAACACCTCGATGGTCTATGCCTACGTCGAAAAGCGGCGTTGGGCGCTGGCCATCAAGGGGCGCGGCGGCCCCGGCGTGC